ATCGTCGAGGGGTTGTGTATTGACAAGGCGCAAAACACCCGTTAGGCTCGCAATCGGTTGGGCCTCGTTCGCCCAAAATTTCCTGAAGCCCTCCGCGTGAGGGCTTTTTGCATTCTGGAGCCCGATGGCACTTTCCGACCTGACCACCGCAGTCGCAGACCTGAGCGCGCACACAAAGCGCCTACAGGAAGCGCGAGCGCGGAAGGTGGAACTGCGCCTGGAACTTGATGCGGCCGACGCTGCGATCGAAGCGGCACGGTCGGCGATTGATACGACACAGGCGCTTGTAAAGGAATTGGCGTCGAGGGTGGGGCAGTGAGCGACCCACGGATTCTGTACACGGCCGAACTTGCGGAAGAGTTCTGCAAGCGCATGGCTGAAGGGCGCAGTTTGCGCAGCGTGTGTGCTGACGCTGATATGCCCTGCACGGAAACGGTTCGGAAGTGGAAATTGACGCTGCCCGAGTTCGCTGCACAGTACGCCCGCGCGCGCGAATCCAGGGCCGAGTTTCTCGCCGAAGAGATCATCGACATTGCGGATGCGGCCGAGGATGCGCAAAAGGCGCGGCTTCAAGTCGACGCACGCAAGTGGTTTGCTTCCAAGCTCGCGCCGAAGACCTATGGTGACAAAGTCGAGTTGGAGCACAGCGGCGAAGTGAAATATGAACGCATCGTTCGCACGATTGTCGACCCTGCAAATCCCGACGCCTAGGGCGTTCGTTCCGCTACTCGCACCGGCCCGCTACAAGGGCGCACACGGTGGACGCGGCTCCGGCAAGTCGCACTTCTTTGCGGAAATGCTCATCGAGCGGTGCGTGATGGAACGCACGGATGCGGTGTGTGTGCGCGAAGTGCAGAAGTCACTAGCGCAGTCGGTCAAGAAGCTGCTCGAACTCAAGATCGAGGCGCTCGGCGTCGGCGAGTTGTTCGACAGCAAGATTGACCGGGTCGACTGCCCGCACGGTGGGCGGATCATCTTTCAGGGCATGCAGAACCACACAGCCGACTCGATCAAGTCGCTTGAAGGTTACGACATTGCATGGGTCGAAGAGGCGCAGAGCCTCTCGCAGCGATCGCTTGACCTGCTGCGCCCAACGATCCGCAAGGCGGGTTCTGAACTGTGGTTTTCGTGGAACCCGCACACGGACACGGACCCGGTGGACGTGCTTTTGCGCTGCGAGACGCCGCCGCCTGGTGCGGTCGTTGTACAAGCGAACTACCGCGACAACCCTTGGCTTCCCGACGTGCTCCGGCAGGAAATGGAGTACGACCGACAGCGCGACCCGGACAAGTTTCGGCACGTCTGGCTCGGCGAGTATCTGCGCAATTCCGAAGCGCGCGTGTTCAAGAATTGGACGGTCGAAGAGTTCGAATCGCCGCCCGGCTCGATCTTCCGTCTTGGTGCCGATTGGGGATTCAGTGTCGACCCGTCGTGCCTTGTGCGCTGCTACATAGACGGCAATCGCCTGTACGTCGATCACGAGGCGTACATGATCGGCTGCGAGATCGTGAACCTGCCGGATTTGTTTGACCGTGTTCCGGAATCCCGTAAGTGGTTCATCACTGCCGACAGCGCGCGACCTGAGACGATCAGCTACATGCGCTCGCATGGCTATCCGAAGATGAACGCAGCGCAGAAGGGCGCGCATAGCGTCGACGAGGGGATCCAGTTCTTGCAGTCGTTCGACATCGTGGTTCACCCGCGCTGTACGCACTTGATCGATGAACTGACGCTGTACAGCTACAAGACGGACCCGCTCACTGGGCAGGTGTTGCCGATCTTGGAAGACAAAAACAACCACCTCATCGACGCGCTGCGCTACGCCTGCGAGGGCGCACGCAAGGCGAAGAAGCCGCGCGGATCGAAGCCGGACGCCGAAAGCAACTATCACGGAGAAGGCGCATGGATGGCCTGACCATGCTGGGGGACTACAAGCACGGCGGGGCAACACTCTGCCTGCGTCTGCCGGCCTTTCTAACGCGATCCATGCGCCGCAACGCGCGCGAACTGTTCCGACTGCATACCGACCCGAAGCAACGCTCTCAGGGCCACGCAACAGCCTTGCTTGTGAAGGTATGCGCCGAAGCAGACCGGCGCGGTATTTCACTTGTTCTCTGCGCCGATCCCGGCCGCGAATCGCTGTACGAGAAGCACGGCTTCTCGACCATCCAGACGGAGCCTGTCCGAATCATGACCCGCAACCCGAGCGCGAATGTCCAAGCCTGACGCCGAAGCTCCGTCGAAAGACGGCTCCTCGGAAGAGGATCGCGTCATTGCGGAGGCCATGAAGCGGTTCGAGCGTGCGTCGGGCTATTGGTCGAACATCCGCGCCTCGTGTCTGGCGGATATGAAGTTCGCGCTTGGCGACGCCGACAACCAATGGCAGTGGCCCGATTGGGCAAAGTCGCAGCGGAAGGAAGACAATCGGCCGGTACTGACGGTCAACAAGCTGCCGCAGCATCTGTCGCAAGTGACGAACGAGGTACGCCAGAACCCGCCGCAGTCGAAGGTGCGCCCGGTGGACGACAAGGCAGACCCCGAGACGGCCGAGATCATGACCGGCCTGATTCGGCATATCTGGAACAACGGCGACGCGGTGTACGCGATCACCAATGCGTCGGAATGGCAGGTGGGCGGTGGCTATGGCTATTTCCGCGTGCTGACCGACTACGTCGATGATGGATCGCTAGAGCAAGACATCTACATCAAGCCGGTGACGGACCCGTCAACGGTCTATGACGACCCGGCGATCCAGTTGCCCACGGGCGCGGATCGTCAGTTTTGCTTCATCGTCGAAGACATGCCGCGCGAGGATTTCCGCGAGCAGTACAAGGACGCAAAGGAAGTTGATTTCTCGTCGTCCGGGTCGAACTCCTGGTGGCAAGAGGATTCGGTGCGTGTCGCGGAGTATTGGGTCCGCAAGCATCGGACGCGCACGCTCAACCTGTACGCGGACGGCTCCACGGGCTACGCGGACGAACAGCCGCAACCCATGCCGGGCATGATGCCGATGCAGGTCGTGCAATCGCGCACGGTCGAGGCGCCTTACGTCTGCTGGTACAAAATCAGCGGTTCGGAGATTCTCGACAAGCGCGAGTTGCCGAACAAGTACATCCCGATCATTCGGGTTGTCGGCGTCGAGAAGATCATCGACGGCGAGCGCGAAGTAAAGGGCCTTGTGCGCAATGCGAAGGACGCCCAGCGCATGTACAACTTCTGGGCGACGGCCTACGCTGAGCGCGTGGCGCTGTCTCCGCTTGCGCCGTTCGTCGGGCCCGCTGGCTTTGCTGAAGGCTTCGAAAACCGTTGGAAGACGTCCAACAAGAAAACCTTTGCTTATCTGGAATACAACGTCGTCCACGATGACCAAGGGCGTCCGCTGCCGGGCCCGGCACGCCAGCCCGGCCCCGATGTACCACAAGGGTACGTGGAAGGGATGATGCTCTCGTCGGACGACATCAAGAGCACGACTGGCCAATACGACGCGAGCCTCGGCAACAAGTCGAACGAGACATCGGGCCGCGCGATCATGGCCCGCCAGCGCGAAGGCGACATTGGTACTTTCCACTACATCGACAACCTCGCAAAAGCCGTCGAGTTCGCGGGGAAGATCATCGTTGACCTCGCCCCGAAGATTTACGACACGGCGCGCGTCGCTCGCATCCTCGGCGAAGACGGCGGCGAAGAGTTCGCGGAACTGGACCCGTCGATGCCGACGGCCAAACACGAAGGGCAGGACTTCAACGGCAAGGTTCGCAAGATTTACAACCTCAGCGTTGGCCGCTATGACCTGAGCGTATCGACCGGCCCGACGTACACAACCAAGCGCCAGGAATCGGCGGACTTCTTCACGCAGCTTGCGCAGTCTGACCCCACGCTCATGCAGAAGGCCGGCGACATCATCGTCCGCAACTTCGACATGCCGGGCGCGGAAGAACTCGCCGAGCGGCTGAAGCTCTTCCTGCCGCCGAACATTGCGCAAGCCGAAGGCGAAGAAGGCCAGCAGATCCCGCCGCAGATTCAGGCCGCGATGCAGCAGATTGAGCAGGCTAACCAGATGCTTGATCAAAAGGCGCAAGCGTTGCAGGAGATGAAAGCGCAACTGGATCAGGAAGGCGGAACGGTTGCGGCCGATAAAGCGCAACTGCAAATGGCTTACGAGCGCCTGCAAGCCGAATCGCGCGAGTTGCAGCTACAGAAGCAACTCGCGATCAAGGAAATCCAGTTGCAGCAGGCGAAATTGCAAGCCTCTGCGGATGCTGCAAAAGCCGAGATTGAAGAACTGATGGAGCCGCCCTCGGCTCATGACATGGAGTCGATCAATGGGTCCGAGACGTACCTTTAGGGTCTGCGGGTTTCAGCAGATCACGAGCCTTGGCTCGTCCACCGCGCTGACCATCCCGACCAAAGACGCGCAGGGCAACACATGCAAGCCAAATGCGGTGCTGTTGCAGCCGGAGACGCAGAACGTGCGCTGGCGCGATGACGGCACGGCGCCGACCGCAACGATCGGGATGCTGTTGCCGACGACGGCGACGCAGCCGTTCTACTACGACGGCGACCTGAACCAGATCCGGTTCATCCAGACGACGGCCAGCGCCTCGCTGAACGTCTACTACGTCGAAGACGTGAACACGATCTAAGGGCGCGACATGGCAATCACTGTAAGCACGCAAGCTGGGCAGATTTCAAGCCCGGTTTACATCGGCGCGGCCGGGAGCATTGTGACGGTGACGCCATCG